AAACGATTTTAATGATGATTTTAAACACACTGACACAGTTGTAGGTGCAAGAATTAGTTTCTAATTTTTGCCTACTAAGGGGTTTGATGAGTTCCTATCAACAGAATACTCATCACTTAACACACACACACAGACACAAAGGAGAATATTATGTCTAGTAAAAATCCATTTGAACTACGGTTCGATACATTGGCAATGGCCAAAGAACTGCTTGATCGTCAATACGAAGCTGCCCAAGTGCAGATGTTTGAAATGGTAGAACAAGCAAAAAACCAACAAAAAGATCTTCAAGAGGTATTTGAAAAGTATACACCCAAAATGTATCAACCTCTAGAGATCATGGAAAAGGCAGAAGAACTTTACAAGTTTATAACTAAAAAGGACTAATGCCAAACTTGCACCCAGCACTTATACACTGGCTCTGCTCAATAAGATGGGGGGAAGAATATTCCTTTCGCTTCCCCCCATCACTTAACAGGAGTATATAATGAATCTAGAAGAACTAGCAGTGATGACACCAAAGAAATTTGCAATTGCGATTGAAGATATCGTAAAACAAGGACAAGGAAACACAACCTATATGGATGCAGTATTGGATTACTGTGCAAAAAACCAGATGGAGCCAGATGCAGTTGCTCCTCTCATTTCAAAACCTCTCAAAGAAAAACTAGAAGCTGATGCAAGAGAACTTAACTTCTTGCCAAGAGTAGCAACCCTACCAATTTAAGGAGTTTCCAATGGAGGCATGGGAAGCTTACCAAATGTATCTTGGTCTCAAGTTGCACTTTACTAGTGAATATGACTACACACAATATGGTGGGAAAACTCGTGCATCAAAGGCATCATTCTTAAAAAGAAAGGATAGATATTTCTTTGCTCGTGTTGCAAGAAAGTATGATGATAAGACNTTAGANTACTTTGTTGCAAACTTTGCCAAATCACCAAAGGGGTGGTTAGGTGATTTTAAAGAAGAAAATTACTTAGAATGGTCTAAGAACAAACAATCTCTGACGTATAACTTTATCACAGATATGTCATTATTATTTTCACAAATATCACATTTTGATGAAATTTTCTCTTTACAAAAGGGGCAACATCCTGTATTATTAAAGAACTTCCTCGCTAAACGAATTAGTTTGGAAACGATGGTAATCTTACAAGGATTACTGAACTATGTGAAACGATGGGATAAGGAATTAAAAGATGATCTAGTATGGCCAGACCAAAGACGGTTAATCGTCAAATACGCTGCATTTTTGAACTACGATGAACAGAAATGCAAAACGCAACTTCTCAGACTGATTAAGGAGACTTTCTGATGACACAGGAAGAGCTGATTAGGGAACGAGACTTCTATCGTGCAAAACTTGATGAGAGTAATGCTCGTGTGAAGGCACTAGAATTTGATAACGCAGAACTTGTAAAGCGTGATCAAGATCTAAGTAAACGACTTGCTGAGAGCAGCAATCGTGGCACATATCGTCCTAGACCAAAACGGTTTAACTAGGATATACTTCCTAAGTATGAAGATAAACTGCTTACTTTTTACAAAGGTTATAACATGAAATACAAACAAATGTCACAGAATAGTTGGATGGTCGAAGTTCAAGAGAACGGCAAGACTAAAGAACTATTCATAGAATTTCCACCTGGCTCGTTAGATCAAGTTGGTTGGGATACAGGTGATACAATACTATGGGAAGAACTACCAACAGGTGGTTATTCATTGAAAAAGAAAGAGGATGATAGTGACGGAGAATAAGGAAATAAATAAAATGCTGACAACAGCAAGACTCATTAGTTACAGTCAACCACCAGAAGGAGAATTATATGTCGGTAACGATGTACAGGAACTTATATCGTATTGCGCCCGTGTCTCCAATCCAGCGAACCAACAATCGCACAAAACGAGCGAAAAACTCATACGATATCTATGTAAACACAAACATTGGTCACCATTGGAGATGGCTAGCGCTTGCATAGAGATTGAAACAACTCGTGATATTGCACACCAAATTGTGCGTCACAGAAGTTTCTCATTTCAAGAATTTTCTCAAAGGTATGCAGAACCATCAGCAATGGGTGATGCATTTACTAAGAGAGAATGTAGATTACAGGATACAGAGAATCGTCAGAACTCAGTTGAGATTGAGAATGACCCATCACTTGTAGATAACGTGAAGCATCAAGAACTGATTGCAGAATGGGGTCGCAGACAGGTTGGTGTTATCAATCAGGCAAAAGAAGTTTATGATTGGGCGATTCAAAACGGTATCGCAAAAGAACAGGCTCGTGCAGTCCTACCAGAAGGTTTGACTAAAACGAGATTGTACATGAATGGTACACTACGTTCATGGATTCACTATATCGAACTGAGAAGTGCCAATGGTACTCAAAAGGAACATATGGAAGTTGCAAAACAGTGTGCGTTGGAGATCGCTAAAATCTTCCCACTGATGGAAAAAATACTTTGAAAAATGTATTGACAATCAGTGAATTATCTAGTATTATAAATACTATCATATGATGAATATGGTGAAATACTTTAACATACGAAAAACATACGGAGAAAATATATGTCTATTTCAGCACTAAGAAACCAGAACAGTCTGGACAAACTACTTCAACAAGTCCAAAAGGATGATTCGCCTACAACCGAAAAGAAGTCCTATGTGGACGAAAGGCTCTGGAAACCACAGGTTGACAAGTCAGGCAATGGGTACGCAGTACTACGATTCCTGCCTGCAATCGAAGGTGAGGAGATGCCTTGGGTAAGAGTGTGGAATCACGCTTTCCAAGGGCCTACTGGACAGTGGTATATTGAGAATTCTCTTACCACACTCAGCAAGAATGACCCAGTGAGTGAGTACAACTCGCAACTGTGGAATTCTGGTGTAGAGAGTGATAAAGAGATTGCTCGTAAACAGAAGCGAAAGTTACAATACTTTGCTAATGTGTATATCGTTGAAGATACAATGAATCCAGAAAATACTGGTAAGGTCATGCTGTACCGTTTCGGTAAAAAGATCTTTGACAAACTTATGGAAGCAATGCAACCAGAGTTTGCTGACGAAACACCTATCAATCCATTTGATATGTGGGAAGGTGCAAACTTCAAGTTGAAAATCCGTAAGGTAGACGGTTATTGGAACTATGATAAATCAGAGTTTGAATCACCAAGTCAACTGAAACCAACTGATGAGGAATTGGAAGCAATCTACAAGAAGGAATATTCCCTTGCAGAGTTTCTTGCCCCATCAAACTTTAAGTCCTATGACGAACTTAAAACTCGTCTGGATGCAGTTCTATCTGGTACTGTCGCAACAAAGACTGCTGCGGCAATGGTAGATGAGGAAGATGAAGTTCCTTTCAAACCAGATTTCAAATCTGAACCCGCTCCTGTAATGGCAACTGCCGATGCAGAAGAAGATGATGCGATGTCTTACTTTGAAAAGTTGGCGAATGAATAAGGTATACTAGTAGTTAATATCCTTGATGTGCAGTAAGTCTTTTATGTCGTAACACCACATCGAATAGACTAGGTAGTAAAAGAAGCGGGTGGGGAAGAGTGATTTTCCCCACCCTTTTCACGTTGGTATAAAACTTGCATTCAATATTTTGACATAACAGGCGTGTCAAATTACTATGGTGTCAATCCATTGACAAAGGTTAAACAAACCATAAATATTGTCGTAAGTATGAGAGGGAGTTTATCTACAATGATAAAACAATTACTGACCACGGTGCTAATACTGTTTTCGCTTACTACCGTTGTCAATGCACAAACTGTTGTTGAAACAACAACGAAAAGTACTTCCGATGTAGAGACATCTGGAAAAACGATAGTTATTTCGCCACCACCTTCTGCGATTTCGCCATCTGTAAATTCGTCATCATCTGACTTATGTACAGTAGGAGTTGCTGGGGCGGTACAAACGCAAATTTTAGGTATCTCTACTGGTGAAACGTATAGAGATATGAACTGTGAGAGATTAAAAATCTCAAAAACGCTCTACGACATGGGCATGAAAGTCGCCGCTGTTTCGGTTCTTTGCCAAGACAGACGTACTTTTGATGCCATGACAATGGCGGGCACCCCATGCCCGTATCTTGGCGAGATTGGTGATGCTGCATCAGATGGGTGGGAATCAAATCCACACATGAAACCAGAACCAGAAATCGTGGAGACAAAGAGTGATATTCAGAAAAAACAAGGGGCTATTGCTGCTGGTACTATCGGTACTGCTTTGCTTTTCCTCTTACTCCTCTAACGCACAGGTAAATTGTTCAACGGACGGTACTACTAATCCAATAGCAGGCAATGGCGCCTGTTTAGACCCCAACAATAATACTTCCCAAGAAATTATAAACCAAGGTGATTTTGGCACAGGTAGTCATAGCACTGGAACTTCTCATAATCAAAAATATGTTTATAGTGGTGCCAATCCTTATACAGATTATATTCTACACTTCTCATATACTGACGATACATGGGTAACTAATATGGCTATCAATCAAGCGTTAGTTGGTGCTGGGTTTGATATTGCTGGTTACACAGCAGAATGGCAATGGAAAAATGAAACCACCAATACAATAAATGGTGCTTGTACAGCAACAAAAGTAAACGGTGATTGTTTGGATGATTTAGTAATCACTATTGATGCATTTGCTTCTGGTGTTAACATTTATTCAGAAGAGTGGGATTATAGTCAAACAAAATCAAATGGATATACGGTTGAAGAAATATTAAGTTTTTCTCCATTAGCATTAGTGCCAGGACTAACTATTGATGAAATTGAAGTAACTATTAGAGGCAAAGACAATGGTTATTGGCAAGGTATGCACGGCCCAAAGGTAAAGAACTTTACTGGTAGTGTAGTTCTTATGCCAGACACCTGTACACTTAACGGAGCATTATCTGACCCAACCTGTCCAGGCTATGCCGCTGCTTTGTTTCAACAACAATGTACTTCAAATCCATTATTTGATGCCTCATGTCCAGGCTATGCCGCTGCATATCTTATACAACAATGTACTGCAAACCCCTTACATGACCCAAGTTGTACTGGATACGCACAGGCATATTATAATCAACAGTGTAGTTTGAATCCTCTTTACGATAGTGGGTGTACAGGGTATCAACAGGCATATCTGAACCAACAGTGTAAACTTGACCCTCTTTATGATTCATCATGTACTGGACATTTGACTGCACAATGTAGTATCGACCCTCTATATGACCCAACCTGTACTGGTTATGCAGACGCATATCTGGCACAACAGTGTGATTACGACCCCCTGTATGATGTACAGTGTACAGGATATCAACAGGCATTCTTTAATCAACAGTGTGAGATGGACAGTCAGTTTGACTCATCCTGTCCAAACTTTGTTGCTGCACTGGAAGAAATCCTTGATGATGGTACAACAGTTGACCCTATTGCAGATGCTCTTGCAACCCCAGAGATAGACTTAAATATCATAATACCAGAAGTTCCAGTTGTTGTCGTAACAGAAATACCACCAGCAGAAGAAACTGTAAATGCAGAATACGAACAGACACAGGGTGATATGATGGCAATGGAAGATGATATCGAAAGAGAGATTGCCGAACTAGAACGTGAATCAGAAGAAAATAATGAAGAGGAAGAG